CACAAAGCCCGAGTCCACGCTATACGAGACGGAATCTGAGGCTACAGACGCAATGCTTGAGGCCATACAACAGCGCGTTCAATACGTTGTGGATCATAGCCAATACATGGTCAGCGAGTCGGAGTTAAGCGCAATCGAAGATAATGAGTCAGAACTTGTTAAATTGGAGTCAGCAGCATGACCTATATGTTAACCTATAAACAAGCTGTAGAAGAGTACAAAGAAAACGCGGACCCTTATGACCATTGGGGCAGTGTCATGGCTGTTTGGTTTGAGATAGCAGACGTTCTATATTGGATTAGAGGGGTAGATGTACCTAGTCACTGGGAATATAAAGCTGGATTAGGTAAACACTCTATTCAAAATGATTGGCTATATTCTTGCAGTGACGACGTATTGATAAGATTAGGTAATACGCTAGAACGTGCTGCACGCATACTAGAGCATAAAGGGGAGTCATACTAATGAAACCATCATTCAAAGAAATACTAGCCCAAAGACAAGAGTACCTAGACGCGCTTAAGACTCAAGGTGACATATACGCGCTAGAGTTTTTATCATGCAGTTTTCTATATGATAACGGTAACGCCAATATCTCCCCACTAACAACGGCACAGCATAGCACACTGGCAAAATGGAAAGAGGAAAAAACAAGATGAATCGTTATAATGTAACAATGGTAGACGAACTAGGTGAAACGTTTACTGTTGAGATAGAGATATGTGACCTAGTTGAGAACGTCACAGAATACCTTCGGGAACAATACCCAGAGTCGTCTATTGTCTATATTACACCAGAAGGATTCTGATTATGAAACGCTATAAAACAGCACTCAAAAGAGTAGGCTTGGCCATAGTCTGGCTGGCTAACGTCGCAACTATACTTGGCTGGACGTACCTTGCGGTGTATCACTGGCCGCAGTAAATAGCCTCATAGAACGACGACTCAGGTCTCTGCTATATGGTAGGGGCCTTTTTTCTTTTGATGCCTTGTATGGTGCTTATATTGAGCGATAGGTCATGGGGTATTATTATACCGACTCAATATGTTAGCTTGTGATCACTTGCGACTCGTTCTCAATTCTGTGCCGTTGTCTAATTGCAAATGATTATCAATTGCATTGCCGATTCGCCCGAAGACCGCAAGAAATTACTTTTGTCAATGGTTCTTTTGTGTTTCGTATCAATTACTTGTGTCAATAGCTTAAAGTGTTGCAATTATGTCACACATTATTTCCATTAGGGGTGATTCGTTATTCTTACGGGGGTATGTCAATATATACTTTAGTATGGGACCCTATACTTTATGGGGTATAATTTTGAGCGGCGTGGTTATCCACCCATATCTATAACATAAGAAATTTACTTTGGATCATATCTATAAAATAAGAAAATTAGTTTGACCTTACAACTATGAAGTGCAAGTGTGATAAATATGTCACACAACATAAAAAATAATAAAAAAAAGATTCGTGCGTTATCAACAACATAGAAAATAGTTTGACAACGATTGTTATAAACACAAAAAAATGTTGCTATATAGTAGTAGACAACCTACTAAAGTATAGCAGATGTAACTACAACGGTAAAGAGACTATATAGTATTATACTATTATGGTTATTACTATTATAGTTTATAGACAACAGCTATACATTAGTAGTTACATGAGTACTAGGTATCAACTATATTCTTGTTTTAAAGTCTTCTCCCTTAGTCAACCATGATGAACACTGACAAGTTAGAATTACAGGATGGGATCATGCCGATGATTGAGGGAGTTTATACATATGCTTGTGAAACGATACTTGTTGTCGTTATTATATTATTTGTGATGTATTAATCATCATGTACGGAACTGAAGGATGTTCATAATTCATGGCAGAGAAACTACCATATAGTGCTATTATAGGTAAGCATGTTCGTAAGGGCATCAGTAGTGGTGTGTCAGTTAAAGATATTATGGCATCCATACAGAAATATTCTCATGCTCCTAGTTCTACATCTACTTTTTATAAGTTGTATGGTGGGGACATAGCGGAGGTGAAGTTCGATACTACATCAGCTATTGGTAATGTTGTCGTTGAGCAAGCGTTAGCTGGTGATTTTAAAGCTGCTGAGTTGTACTTAAGAAGTAAGGGAGGTTGGTCTCCTACTAACACTGTTGAGGAACGGGAAGTTGGTAGTGAAGAAGAGGAAGACCGCTCCGCTGTAGAAGAGATTATGACCCGACTAGGAAAATCAACAGATGAACATGAGGATAACGGCTGAGGACTTAAGGAAATTACCCTCAGATGAGGTAGCTGATGTTTTGTCGTCCCTCTCCCCGGAGCAAGCTGAAGAACTTAAGTATGATTGGAAGTTCTGGGCTAGACCTGATCAATTAGAGCCTGATGGTAACTGGAATGTATGGGTTGCTTTAGCTGGTCGTGGTTGGGGTAAGACTAGGGCTGGTGCTGAGTGGGTACGACACAGGATTATGAAGAATGATCGTATTGTTCACTGTGTAGCACCAACTAAGGGTGATGTTCGTAGAGTTATGGTTGAAGGTGACTCTGGACTAATGAATGTATGTCATAAGAATGATAAGACGTACAGAGGAAAAGAGTTAGGCTTCCCTACTTGGTCTCCAACTAATAACACAATGACTTGGGCTAATGGTTCTAAGGCTGTATTCTTCTCAGCAGAAGACCCTGAGAGACTTAGGGGACCACAGGCTTATTCAATGTGGGCTGATGAACTTTGTGCTTGGAGGAATGCTCAAGAGACTTGGGACATGGCTCAGTTTGGATTACGCTTAGGTAGACGCCCAGTATCCTTTGTAACTACTACACCTAAAACTACTAAGCTAATACGGACTATTCTTGATGACGAAAAGACGGTTGTCTCTAGGGGCAGCACTTATGACAATTCTGCTAATCTCGCTGATACTTTTATCGACGCCATCAGGAAGACCTATGAAGGTACACGCCTTGGGAGGCAAGAGTTATATGCAGAAATACTTGACGAAGCGTCTGGTGCATTATGGTCAAGAGGTCTCCTAGCTAAGTGCGAGATAGAGAAAGATCAGGTTCCTACACTTAATCGTATTGTTGTCGCTATTGACCCGGCTATTACTTCTAACGCTGAAAGTGACATGACAGGTATTGTTGTAGCTGGTGTAGATGTGAACGGTACAGCTTATGTGCTAGAGGATCATACTGGTCGTTATACACCCCAACAGTGGGCATCTAAGGCTGTAGAGTTATATCATGAGCATTTAGCTGACAGGATTGTAGCTGAGAGAAACCAAGGCGGTGATATGGTAAGACATACACTGCATACAGAAGATGAAACACTGCCAGTAAGGTTAGTACATGCCTCAAGAGGTAAGATGGCTAGGGCAGAACCAGTTTCAGCATTATATGAACAAAACAGAGTTAAGCATGTAAGAGGATTGAACGACTTAGAGGATCAGATGGTACAGTGGGAACCTCTAGGTTCTATTGGGTCTCCTGACAGGTTAGATGCTCTAGTATGGGCTATCACTGATCTAAGTCTGAATGGTTACGCAAAGCCACAACTTAAACTAGCGTACTCTAGTGCCAAAGGGCTAATTTAATATGGCTACAAAGAAGCGACTATCGGAAGGTGCAGCTAAGAGTATTCTTGGTGTAGCTGGTGATAACACTCGTACTGGACAAATACGTGCAGATGAGTTTATTCCCGAACTACGTGGTAAGAACGCTATTCGCAAGTATCGGGAGATGCGGGATAATGACAGTACTATTGGTGCGGTTATGTATGCTGCTGAACAAGTACTTAGAGACGTCAAACTTAAGGTGGAACCAGCCAATGATACTGAGGAAGCTAAACGTGAAGCTGACTTTGTGGAAAGTATCTTTGATGATATGGATCACAGTCTTGACGATCACATTGCAGAATCTTTATCGTCGTTGTCGTATGGCTTTGCTTGGTTTGAGGTCGTATATAAGCGAAGGGTTGGCCCAACTAAGAGATCGCCTAAGAAAAACAGTAAGTACACTGATGGACGCTTGGGTGTACGTAAGATTGCTTGTCGTGCGCCTTGGACAATCTCTAGGTTTGATGTAGAAGATAAAAGCGGTGATGTACTAGGTATTTATCAGGACGTAGGTTATGGATCAGGAAAACATTATATTCCCGCTACTAAGAGCCTTTACTATCGTACTACTGTTCTTAATGGTGATCCTAGTGGCCGCTCTATCCTCCGCAATGCTTATTCCTCATATGTCTATCTGAACAACTTACAGAGTATAGAGGCTATAGCTGTTGAGCGTGAGTTAGCTGGTATCCCAGTTGCTCGTATTCCCTCTGAGTATTTGTCGTCTGACGCAAGTGCAGCACAGAGTGGCTTCGTAGGCAACCTACAACAAATCCTTCGTGATGTTAAGTTTAACGAACAAGGTTATATTATAACACCTAGTGATACTTACCCTGACAAGGACGGTTCTCCTACAAACATTAGACTTGTAGATATTGAACTAATGAGTAGCAATGGCAATCGTAATGTAGATATTGACCCCATTGTTAGGCGTTACCAACATGACATTGCCCGTAGTGTACTTTCTGAGTTTCTTATGCTCGGTGGGGGTAACAACGGATCATACGCACTCTCCAAGTCTAAGACTGACCTGTTTCTACGTGCCTTAGAAAGCTATATCCAAGCTATTGTTGATGTACTTAATAAACAGCTAGTGGAACGCCTATGGCAGCTTAACGGACTTAACTACGACCTCATGCCCT